TCGGCCTCATCGCGTAGTTTTTTTCCTAGTCCAGACTCATATATTTTTTCTATCTTTTTAAGCTGAGATAAATTAATTTCATTAAACCCAATCTCTTCTTTCAGGCTCATGATGTGAGCGCTCTGAGAATTTCGAAAGTTTTCAAGCGATTCTTTGGCAGCATTGATAGCTTCTGCAAGCTTACGCTTTTCGTCGGCTCCCTCTTTCTCAGCCGCGGCAAGCAACTTCACCTCGCGCGTGGAATCCTCTAGAGATTTAAGTATTTCCAGCCTATTTGCCAGAGCAATTTTTTGTGCACTGGTAAAATCTTGTGTGGCATTAATTGCTTTTTTAAGCTCTTCGGTATGTTCTTTAATTTTCCCTGCATCCAAGCCTTGACCAATTAAAGCTTCAATGGTCGACGCTACAATACTGTCATCATTTTCCGGCATTATAAATAAACCTCCAGCCTATATAAATAGTTTTACACAAAAAAATAAAGCCTTGCTCCACACAAGGCTTAATTAATTACCGCTTAAAGCTTCATTTTCTTTCTCAATCTGATCAGAAAGCTTTCGCAAAAACCACATTCGAAGTCCAACTGGAAGATTATAGGCCTCAATGAAACTCCAGCCACCATAATATTTCATATAAAAAAAGTGCTCATACACTCTTTCCATATATTTTTCATCCAGGCCAAAAAAACTCCGCAGTAAGCGGAACCTCCCTATCTTCTACACTTCCACATTTTTTACACTCTACTGGTTGTTTTAATTCAATATTTGGGAAAATATTGGGAATTACCTCTCTTAGGCTTCTAGAGTCCCATGCTAACATATTCTCAACAAATCCTGAAACGACGTCTTCCTCACAATGACCATCAACTGAATAAATTAATTTTTTCATTGTCTCAGATATTATTCTATTAGCTTCAATTTGATTTTGAAGCAACTCATCATTGCCAGTAGGTATTTGTATGCCAACTTTTATACCAGATTTAGGAAGCTTATACTCATAAACCTGCTGCTCTGCATTCCAAGTAACTCCCATCTTTTTTAACTTCTTTTGATCAAAACAAGAATCTAGATAATTAATTTTTTTCAAGTCAAATGAATGATCTTGTGAGTGGAAGCAAACGCCACATCGGCTAGTAGCCTTATATTCATTTCCATATGCAGAAATTCTAGCTGCAATCATAATCGCATTTCTATCGCCAACCAATAATTCATTAGCGTCGACATCGCCAACGACAATACTCTCCATCAATCGATCAATAACAACACCCTCCTTTATTAAGGCTGTTGATGCTAGAAGATCTTCTTCTTTGGTTGTCATTAGCTTAATTTCAATAGTTTTTTGGTTATGTAGTGCATGATCAGGTGGATAGAACATACCTCTAGAAGGTAGCTCAACAAACTCTGTTGGCACTTCATAAACTAAACCAGTGGAAGGTGCTTTAGAAGCCGCAGCCTGAGGCTGTGCACCTAAGCGCTTCTGGTTGTTTCTCATTTAAACCTCTCTTGTTTAAAGGGCAAGGCCGCCCTCGTAAGCGTTGTAAACAGCATAGTCATATGTAATACCAACTGTGACATTTACCAAACCTTCGTCATCATAAGAAAGATCACCATAGTCAACACTCTTCAAGAAAGCATTCTTAAGTGACCACTCCTCATAATATCTAGTACCTGGAACAACGTTAGTAGGTAACTCACCACCTGTACCTGGTGTAACTTCAAAACCGCCGGCGTCAAGCTGCTTAATGACGATCTCGCCTAAAGCTGCTCTTGCTTGAGTCTTAGAAATACCAGCTGCTAAATTATTAAAATCAGTTGGCTGAATATAGCCCATGTTTCTTAAAACATTGTAAAATTTTGAGCCAATGTTTGGATCAATAGCGTCAATAAAAGTGACGTCAATATCATTCCACTTTACAATACCAGGAAACTTGAAAGTGTGGTTCAGAACTCTATGCTCTGTTGGACCTGTTAACTCAAAAGAAGGCTTTTTGGTCTGTGTGACCATGTACTGTGTTTCCAAGCCTAGACCACTAAAATTAATCAAAAATCTAAACTTTCTTTTCGGTTGAAAACCTTGTTCTGCTGGGCTGAAAAACTGTGCCATCTATTTTGTCTCCTGTATACTTAATTAGTTTTTAATATTTTTTTTAATCATCAAAAGAAGCACCGCTCTTAGTAATGATAAAGTCTAGAGCGATAAACTCAATTGAGCGAGCTGGTTTCAAGAAAATCTTAGCGTATAAAATATTTCTATCAACCAAATCAGGTGTTGTTGTTGTCTCATCCAAGATAACTCTAAAGTCTGTAAGACCTAAGCCAGCCTGAACCTCTTCCAAGAATGGAATAACACTACCTTTGAATCTATCCCAAGTGGCAGATACGTTTTGCTCAAACAATGTCGTTGCTGCAATCCTGGAAATCTCTTTCTTGACGAAAATTAGAAGTCTTCTGACATTAATTCTGTCTAAGGCGGAAGGTGTTACTTGTAGAGTCTTCTGACCGAATATTACAATACCTTCCGCTGGGAAAGAAGCGATTGGATTAATATTAACATCATAAAGCTTGTCTCTGTCATCAGATGTTAACCTCTCTCTAACGCCGATAACTGGAAGTCCAGCTGAGCCTTCACTTAATCCGCCGCGAGTAAAGCCTGCCGGCGCAAACCAAACTGCTGATTTTCTTTGTGAACTAGAGAATGTACCTAAAGCCACAACTGAAGGAGGCACGTAAAGAACAGAATCACTTAGAGTGTCTCTAATCTGAACATAAGGATAGAATGTACATCCATAGCTTGTGTTTAGGCCTAGATCTTTTGCTGAATTAACAACTTCATCGACAGAGCCCAAACGATCTTTTTCATCGGAGTTTGAGTGTTCTGGTGGAGTATAGTTTCCTGCCAAGTCAACAATAGCTAGGGCGTCGCCTCTCTCCTCACAAGAGCTAATTAATTGTGTATTTAAGCTGCTATTTGTAATACCTGGCATTACAGCAACATCAAATTCAACAAACTCTGGATCAGAAGTTACATCAATTGCTTTCTTAAGGCTGTAATAAGCATAGTTTGATCTTTCATCGCCGCCCTGAAGAAATCCATTTCTAAGTGGATCTTTTTCTTTAATGTCAAAGCCATCAAAACCTCCAAATAATGGAGAAGTGAAGCGATTAAATGCAAATGACCTTCCGCCTGAAGAGCCAGTTAAAACAAAGGTGCTACCGGAAAGTGCCGTAAGTGAGCCAGCAGCTGCTCTAGATCCTGGATTATGGTAAACATGAGCAGAATCAGTCTCTGATGCCCTTAAGTCGTCTAATGTAAATACCCAAGAATATTGGTTATTTGTTCCTTTTGCAAATTGATTCAAGCCAGCCGGCGAGCCTCTAAGGAGGTCTACATTTGTCTCATCAAAACGCTTTGTATTGATGAGATTAGATTGATAGCCAAAGTAAGCTTTTGTTGGTTTAACCATATCGCCCTCAGAAGAAGACAATCTTAATCTAGTTCTTGGGAATACTAACGAGCCAGTGAAACTGTCATGATTGGCATCGCCGCCTTCTTCGCCATTGGCAGGAGCAACAAATAGTATGTTGCCTGCAGGGTGAAGCGGATTCAAAGTATCGCCAGACAAAGAACCAGAGCCGTCAACCCAGCCGGTATCTGCAATTGCACCAGTACCATTTTTAATTTCTAAAGTTGCTGGAACCAATGGACCTCTAACTCCAAATGGAAGCCAGCCAGCCTTTGCTTTGCCATCACGAACTTGAGGTGATACTTCGACTCTAATAATAGAAGATCTATTAGGGTAATTACCTAATTCTGTGATAACTTTTTTGTCAGAGTCATAATTTAGGTGCCTATCACCAATTACTCTCTCAATGAAGTTTAGTGATTTTGGATTTAGATTAACATTGCTGTATCTTTCCAGTACGACAGGATTTTGATCGGTGTCAGAGCCTCTTCGGACTAATACTGTGAAGGTACCAAAATCATTGAATTCATTTTGTGAAGGCTTGATCTCTTGAATCGAGATCTTGTAGTCTCTATTGGCATGCTCACCACTATCTAGGGCATGAAATTTAAATAGCTTCTCAACATAAGTGTCACTAGCAGGATCAAAATTAGCTGTTGGGCCCATGCCTTGTGAAATAAACCAACCAGTCTGAGCTGCTGTAGCTTGCTTTTTGTGGTCTGCCCAAACAATTCCAGATTCTCCAGTGCCGTCGAGAGCAACAATTGCGCCATGCAGAGCAGTACCAGTATAAGCAGCGCCGTCGAGGGCCAATTCACTATTTTGACCATTAATAACGTTCGACTCGAACGTCTCACCAAGGAAATATTTTTCAGTGGTAGTGTGGAGCGTGCTGTTTAATAAAGTAGCGTCTGTATTGAACACTTTGCGAATAAACTTTCTAGATGATTTATTAAAATCAAAAGTTGCAGTTTTTAGTACTCCACCTGAGCCAGAGATAACAGCTGTAAACTCTCCATTAGAAGACTTAATTAAAGCACCGGCTTGAGTTACTTGAGCCGAACCAGTACCTCGGACAGCTCCTTGAAGAAGAACTGCGCCTTCGTCGACATACCAGACAGCAGCTAAAGTACCTGTGCATGGAGTGGTCTCAGCAGCTGCGGATGGAAAAACAATTAAACCATAAGCGCCGCCATTTTCATGAATTTCAGAGCCGCTGCTAAATCCGTTTGTTAGTTTCCATCCAGCTTGGCCATCACCAGTAGCTGCGTTTGAGGCATTTTCACCTAAAACACGGTAAATTGTGCAAGGGCTATTATTTTTTAGCCAAGCTTGAGCAGCATATGCAGCATAAGTAGGAGCTGTAGGGGTATTGCTTCTCCATGAATCACCAGGGTGATTACCATCATGTGGAGCGCCAAATTGAGCAACAAGATCTTTAAAAGAATCTACTGTTGTTGGCCTGTTAGACGGGCCTTTTGCAAAACGTCCAATAATTAACGGACCCATTCTTTCGGGCAAAGGTGTTGTGATTGACTCATCAATCTCATCAATGAAAATGCCCGGAGATACAAACTTAAATTTATCGACTGCCATGTTTTCTGCTCCTAATTATACACCAGTTCAAATTTTTGTGAACTTTTACTTAATAAATAGTATTCGATGCTTACAAAGTCCTTTAAATTCTAAATTCACCATCTTCGTCTTGCACCATGATTTTTTCTTTAGCAAATCTTATCTGTACTGCGTTCTCTCGTCGAACAACTCTTGGTTGAATTTGATTCTTGCCATCGCCTATCAAATAACCAAAAACATTCATAGTAATCTCTGTTTCATATTTTCTTTCATTTGTTTCATAACTAGAAATATTATTGCTCATTGAATAATCTTCTTGTATAAAAGCTTCATAGGCATTATGTCTATGTTTAATATATACCCTTTTGTGTGCATTTGTTTTTCTTATTATTGGGGTCAACAAATCATTCATTTGCTCTTGATACTCAGTTCGAATAACTGCCTTATAGCCCACTTCAACATATACTGGAATTGGTATCGTTATTGTCTCGTAAACAATTTTTTCATTTTTCTTGCCTCGATATAAAGGATAGTTTTCTTGTTTTTTCTGTCGAAAAGCATCTGCATTGGCAAAGTTGCTTGTTTTGTCCTGCTTAATAACTTTATTAATTGTCAAATATCCGCCTTTTATATCACCAACAGGATCAACAATTGAATAAGGTATCACTCTGCTTTCTTTATTCTTTTTTACACTAACTCTCTCAACACTAATAATCGGCAAAGTTAATTGACCAGTCAAATCACGGCTTAATTCATCATTCTTGATATTATGAGCGCGCTCAGAGCCAGCCCAGACAATAGGGACTTTCTTAAAGCCTTTATTTGTTGAAGTTTTAAGATCCATTACTTCGTCAAAAAAGTTATAAACCGCAAAATCAACATCTTCCAAAGTAGATGAATATCTTTTAACGTCTCTGGCTGTCTGTTCTTCATTAAAATCATCTTTATGAGGCATCGAATAAGCCCTCCCTAGATTTAATACATTCAGCAGAAATTTCTATTCTTTTATCGACTTGACCAAAAAGCTCTTGTGGTTCTTCTAGTTTGACTATTTCATAAAAATTATTTCCGTAAGCAAGAAAATCGCCCTCGCGCACAAAAAGATCTTGGTCCTCTGTTAATCTTCTTTTATGAAAATGAACTTTTATTTTAATTGTCTTGTCAATACCATATTTATCAGTCATGGTCGATTCACCCTGAAACTCAACCAAAGCATATACCCTAACAGGAGGCAAAAATGACTTAACGATGGCCTCATTGTAAAGAGGGTGAAAGTTTGTATGTTCCAAATCTATTGGATAATAAGCAACAGACTGGCCAACAACTCTTTCAATAATTTCGTCATTAACTTGCTTAACTAAATCCCTTTCTTTCTCACCTAAAAACATGGGAGGTGGTGGATTATCAGGCTGAGACCATTTGTTTGTTTCATCTGACATTTAGTGTTATCCTGTATAAATAAAGTAAGGGTAAGTTCTAGCCATCTTGGCTGTGTTTTCTGACATAGCGCTTTGAATTTCTGTTATCTTCTGATAAGTCATCTCATCAAGCACTTTCTGCAGCTCTTCTCTTAAAGTTTTTTGTTCTTCTCTCGCTTGTGTGATAAGTGCTGTACCATTTAAAGTTACAGTTTGGCCTGGAATTGGAACATTATTAAATTTTGAACGAATCTCGCCTAAAGTCTCTTTTACAAGAGCCAAAGCAAAACGTCTGATCCATTGTTTACCAATTGAGTTAATGTTTTTATATGGTATATTTGCCAATGGAAGCGTATTCATATTATTAACACCACTAACTCCAGACTCTTTATCAGACTCCTCTTCCCAAGGCTCTTCGTTAATAGAAAAGTTGATGTACATCTTAGCAGGAGATACTGATGTTGGGATTGGATATATTCTTAAGTTATTATTAATAATTTCATAAGAATAGTGTGAATTTCTTGTATATATGGCATCTTCATATGCCATGGCTTGAAGCTTGTTGTGCCATGGGGGAATTACTTCAAATGTTGAATCATCAGAGAACATACCATAAGTTGACATATTACCAACTGAGTTCATTCCACCATAGTAGCCGTAGAATCTCCACATAGCATGTGGTGTCTTGTAATATACACGACGAATAGTAACTTTTTTGTTTCCTACCTTATTATAAAAAGGAGAAGATGAGTCATTCGCTGAGCTTGAAATTAAATTCTGCAGATCATAATCTTGCTGATCCTCAACCATATCTATAGAAGCTGAATAAACAGTTGTAGTTGTGCCTAAACCAGCTTCAGCGCTAGCTTGGTCCATCAACTTTTTTGCATAACCAAACTTAAATTTTGGATATTTTATCTCAACGTTGCTTCCACTTAATAAATCAGTTCTTTGACCATCTGAGTCAAATGTACCCGTGGTTGCACCTAAAGAACTATGAAGAATATTCTTTGATTGATGAACATTAACAATATATGAATATTCTAGCACCGATTCTTCATAGGCTGAATATACATTCTTATCAGTTATCTCTAGATCTAGTACATCGCCGCCAAGCTTACGAAACACGTAAGTTACTTGTTCAACGGCGCCTGTTACAAAATTTGCATCAAATAATTGTGAATTTTCATCACAATAAAGACCATAAGGATAGTTGCTAGCTTCACTAGCTACTGAAAAAGCGCCTGTAGAGGGCAGCACAATTGCAGATGTTTGTGACTTGGGGGTTAAAGTTGGTGTTGCCATGCATACAGCCTCCTATCACTATAACTAGTTTGCTGCAGCTGATTTACCCTTTTGTCTTGAGCTTGCGATCCTTGTTCCAGCTTTCTTTCTTGGGCTGGTTGAGCGTTTCTTAGCAGTTGTTGTTTTTTTAGCAGCGGTCTTTTTTGGTGCTACTATTTCTTCAACTATACTCTCAACAGGCTTGGCAACTTCAATAACCTCTTCTTCAACTTTTACAGGCTCTACAGAAACTTCTTCAGGAGCCTCTTCAATAAGTGGTGTCTCTTCCTCAATGACCACAGGTACAGTCTCAACAACCACTTCTTCTTGTGAAGAGGTGTTTTCTTCAAGCTGTAAATTATTTGTGATTTCTGAAGCCTCATTGATTAATATATCCTCACCCTTTAATTTAGCTATATTTGTTCTAATTGTAGCATATTTCTTAGCATATTTAGCCATTGTTAATCTTTTCTTTCTCTTACCCATGAGGGCCTCCTAAGTTACTAATATAAATAGTATATAAAATAAAAAGCCCTTTGTTTAACAAAGGGCTTAGTATTGATAAGGCTTTTATAATTTATTTATGCTTTAATGACGCCAGCCGAGCCTGAGCAAACTGCTTGGGCATACCAGGTACTACCATCCGTCAAGATTTCAACTGTGTCATTAACAGCGCCGGCTGAAACATCAAATCTTAAAGCCTGCTGTGACACAACAGGTGCTGAGCCTGGAACGGTAGCGGCGCCGCCACCAGCTGCTGTACCAACAACGTGCACATTGACTTTATTTGAGTCTCCAGCTGAACCTGAAACTGTAACGTCACCGCCGGTAGTTTCTGTTAGAATAAGTTTGCACCACCAGCCATTACCGGCTGCTGCTAAAGTAGGCAAAGTTAGTGTATACTCTCCACTTCTCCCAGCAACTCCATCAGAGCCTGAGGCTAAAGTAAAAATAGTGCCACAATCGGCAACTTGAATTGTCTTGTCATCACTGAGTGCTTCAATTTTTTTTCTATCCGCGCTGTATCTTCCGATCTTACTCATGTTCGTTTTCTCCTTTTAAAAAGGCAATGCGCCTTATCAATCATAATAAATAGTCATATAATGTTTTAAGTTCCAAATAAAAAACCCCACCGAGGAATTCTCCAAGGTGGGGTTAGATTAGCTACCTAGTGGTTTAGCTTGCGCCAGACTCACCAAGAAGACCGCGACAAATGACAAGACCGTACATATCTGGACGGACCATCTTCTTCGCGTAGCGAGTCATCACGCCTTTACGTGGCACGAAGTCCTCGGTACCGAAGATCGTCGGAGTGACCTGTAGTGGGACATAAGGAGCGTATACGAAGCCACTTTCAAGGAAGCTTCCGCCCTTACGACCAACGAGGATCACATTTCTTGGGAAGTAAGGATCAACATAGACCTCAAACTTACGTGAAACAGAGCCCACATTAACTGCACCAACAGTACCCTTATCAGCATCGTGTGTGACGCTAGCGCGGAAACCAGCAGTAAACTCAAGGATATTAGCAACCTCAGGTGATGTCACCAAGAAGTTTGCTCCACCACGGAGAGTCTTTCTGTGGATCTGAGCCGAGACATCGTTGATTGTCTCAATGAGAGTCTCATACCACTCGCTGACTGTACCTGTGAAGTCAGGTGACGCAGCAGTTGCACCAAGCTCAGCACCAGTGAGGCGATTAACAAACAAACCAGGTGAACGTGACCAGTAGTACGTACCAGCTGTTGCACCGTCAACCAAGTCGTTAACAATCTCACGGTCGATCTCTAGAGCAATTTGCTCGGAAAGAATCTGCGTAAGCTCAACCTCTGCATCAAGGTTGTGGTAAGCATTAAGATCTTGACCAAGCTCAGGGGTCCACTTAGCTTTGAGCTTTTTGGTCTGAGCGGTCACAGCGATTGAGTCAACTTTGATATCAATCTCAGCAATCGTGTTCTTACCAGACGATAAGCCAGTATCATTGCCGGTACCAGGACTAGGCTCTTCAAGAGGCCAGTTAGAAGTACCAACAACAGAGCCTAGGCCGTCGCCGGCTTGGAAGGCATCTGACTTAGGATAAACCAAGCCAATTGTGTCATCATCATTGAAGTTTGCCAATGAAGCGCCGACCATTGTAAGAACAAGGTACTCAGTACCATTTGCTAGATCAACATTACCACTGGAATCCAACTTCTCAACTCTGGAAAGTCGACGAACAAGAGTAGCATTATGATCATCATCCTGAGTTGTATCGCCGTCGCCATACTTTGCGTTAAGCAAAGAAACAGCTGTAGCATGATCTCTATTGAAGCGATCTAGATCGCCAATTGCAACACCAACAACAGCAACTTTCTTTGAAGTATTCGTCTCAAGATCATCTAAAAGATCTGGGTCAAAACGAAGAGACTTCTTATTGGCCTCGGTCAAAGAGCTGTTTGTTACAGAATCAATGACAATTAAGTCCATGTTAGCAGTTGCAGATGCCGTAGCATGTGAGTAAGCATTGGCCATGTTGTAGAAGCCGCCACCTGCTTCAGTAATGTCAGTGACACCACCGGTGATCTCAGCAGCAACCACTCCACCACCGTAGACTGACTTATCTTCTGTTTGGCCCATACGACCATCTTGGTAGGTAAAATCAAGGAAGAAAATCAGACCAGAAGGCAAGCTCATAGGCTGAACTGACACGAGGTCATTTGCAAGAAGTCCACCGAAAACACGACGAACAATTGGGAAAGCAACGCTAGCGAAGCCTTCGACATCACCAGCTGCCATGGATGAAGCCTCTTTAAGAAGCTGAGCAGCCTGGTTCTCTAATAGACGGGCCATTCCCGCCTTTTGGTTATCGCCATCGATACCCTCAAGAAGTCCAGTAGCCTCCCACTTATCTAGTAGGGCAGCACCTTCTCTCTGTAGGGATCTTTCAACGATACCTTCAGTTAATTTTTGTAAAACAGACATTGTTAATTCTCCTATATATTATTTGTCTATTCCCGCAAGGAATTTCCAACGATCAATCGTTGGGTTTGATTTTTCTTGTTGCGCAGAATTTCTTCTAGCAGACAAGATTACAGAAGAAGTTTTTTGTACGGCCTCACTCAGTGATTTTGGCTGCGATTTGCGAGAGGTGCTGCCCACTGTGTTTTGAAGTGTCTCAAATATCATTTTTGCTTCTTCAATTGTTTCGGCGTTTGATACAGCTTCGACAAGTTTTTCTTTTTGTCGCTCATTCAGGGAGTCGCTAGTCATTGCCTTATTTTGATAAAGTAATTTAGCATTTGTCAAATTAGATTCTTCTAATTTATTCTGCAAAGTCATAATTACTTCTTTACTCTTCAGTAATTGGCTGGACGCTTGCTTAAGCGTCTCTTGTAATTTGCTATTTTTATGATCCAAAGATTCGTTTGCTGCTTGAAGCTTAGCAACAGCTTTTCTCATAGCAGCTTTTTCTTCTTTAACTTTGGAATCTTGCTCAATTGCCAAAAGTTCTTCTTCGGCTAATTGTATTAGTTTCTCTGGCATGCCTGCCCATCCAGTTTTTGTTGGGCCGGGGAGATCTACAGTAAGTTGTTCAGCAATTGCCTCTACAATATCTTCATCTAGATCAATTTCTTCGTCTAGATTCTCGTCTTTTCTATCTTTCTTGGTGCCGCAATGCATTTCATCAACTGACTCATCTTCGCTGCAGCTTCCTTCTTCCAGATCTAGCTCTTCGTCAAGCTCCTCGGCCTCTTCTAAGTCTAAATCTTCTTCAAGCTCTTCCTCGGCTAATTCGTGTAAGTGTTCTTCATTGATATCAACTAGATTATGTTCAAACAATTCAGAAATATTATGTGAATCGCCACCAAGACGAAGGCTCTCGTTAAATATAGCTAACTCTTCAGTTAATTTATCTAATGGAATTTCAATCTCTTCTTCATCTTCGCTTGTCACAGCTAAAGGAATATGCTCCAAGACTGATGATTTTTCCTCTTCAGCCGGTGCATCTGACATCATTCCAGCAGCAGGATCATCTTGTTCTAACAAGGTCTCTACTGCATCTTTAATTTGTGAAGAATATTTCTCTAGTACTAGTGTTTCAGCATTTTTTGTAGCAGCCTCCTTCAAAGCTGCCGCGTCTATAATAGCTTGTTCTAACATATCGGACATTTACAGGCTCCCAAAAGACAATTTGTCATAATAAATAGTAGGTTAAACATTTAAAAGACTGATTTTCAGAATGACCGCTCTGAAGCAGCCACTACTTGTTCTTAAGAGCCTCTATTTCAGCTGATAATTCTTGCACAGCTTTGACTAAAACAGGTATTAAAGTTGCTGGGGCGACAGTTTTAATTTTATGTGCATAGTCACTGTCCTCCATCTCACTAACCATTTCCGGCCAAGCTTCTTCACAATCTTGTGCAACAAAGCCAACTCTATTGAGTTCGCCAACTGGATTATTCTTCTTGGCCATTCTGAATTCTGAAAGAGGAATATTATTTAATATTTCTAAAGCATTGACCTCTGAGGGCTTAATATCAGTTTTAATTCTCTTATCTGAAGCAGACTCTAATACAGCGCCGGCGCCGCCTGTATCATACCTAATTCTTGAGATAACGCCACTGGATCCATCACTGTCTCCATCAGCCAAAAGAAGCCAAATAATATCGCCATTTGTTCCAGGAGCATCTTTGCCGCACGAAATAAATATACCATTTCTGTTTGCATCATTACCATCATTTCTAACAAACAATGCAGTGTTGTTGGGTGAGTTAGCAACAACTGACAATTTTGTAAGCGGAGCCGAATCTCCAATACCTACATTACCACCTAAGAAAAGTGCGTCGTAGTTTGTATCAGCACCTTGAGTTATAACTCTCAAGCCTGTGTTTGTTGTATTTAAGCCACCAACATGCGAGGAAGTAACAAATATCGTAGATCCAGTCATGTGAACTGTTCCACCTGCATGGTTATTTGCTGAATCAACCATGATAATCTCTGAAGCAACAAAGGAAGCAGTTGTAGACTGCGCCTGGACGCCTGTTTTATCAAAATCAATTGCAAAAGATGTTTTTCGGTCTGCAGCTGCAGTTGTGTCGTCATCATGATTAATCAACAAAGAGCCACCAGTTGTTGTATTAGTGGCATTAATTGTAATACCATTTTGATCAACATCAGTATGTGTAACTGTTATTCCGGTGCCTCCAGATGCCCCAGGAGTGACAATTGCGTTCTTAAGATAGGAAGATCCAGAAATAGTCGTGTCACCACTAACACCCAATGTGCCTGTAACTGATAAAATATGCTCGGGAGAGCTGGTAACTATACCAACCCTGTCTAGGCCTGCATTTGCATAAATTAAGTTTGCAGTATTATCGCCATGAACTATGAAATCAACATCATCAAGTAAAGTATTGACTTTAAAATTCTTTGCGCCGGTGCCGAGGGCCGTGGCAACAAAAAAACCGCCTGCCATGAAATTGATTTGATTGTTTGCTGTTTCAAAATCTATAAAAGTATCAGGATCATCCTTATTGTAGATATTTCCACCATAAAATTGTGATCCAGTTATATTACCACCAACTGTTAATAAGTTCGTGCTACCATCAAATGTTAGATTAGCCTCTCCATTTAAAGCATCTGCAGACGAAAATGTTGCTAGTCTATTATCCGCTCCATTTGCAACAGTTGAGATTGGGAGATTTGTTAAGTTTGCTCCATCTCCGTAAAAAGCAGAAGCTGAGATGTTTGTTGAGGCTGTGATATTGCCCGCAACGGTGAGTAAGTTTGCTGAGCTAAATGTTAAATTAGCTTCTCCATTAAGAGTGCTAGCAGCTGAAAAAGTGGCAATTCTGTCATTAGCACCGTTTGTAACGGAAGAAATGGCTCCGCCGCCAACATTTTCTAAATTAGAGCCATCTCCATAAAAAGCTGAAGCTGAAATGTTTGTCGAAGCAGTAATATTTCCAGCAACTGCTAATAAATTATTTGTATAATCAAAAGTAAAATTACTAGAGCCGCTATGAACGGACCCTGTAGCAAATATTACATGCTTGTCATTTGCTGTACTGCCAATATGAAAAGAACTAGCGGATAAATCGCCTAAAACAATAGATGCAATTGTATCATCAAATGAAAGCCTAGACCAATTGCCTGAGGACCCAGCTGAACCAGAATATACGCACCAATCATTAAGCACCCATGATGTTGAGCCATCTACATTGTGTGTACCTGATCCTGTGACCTGCCAATAATCACCTATTGAGGCGGTTAGGCCGGTTGCATTTGCGTAGCCACCAGCGTTAGAGGAGCTTCCAGTAGAAAATAACCCATTAACAACACCATTCAGCTTTTGGCCAGGTAAACCTGAACCGGTAGCTGAATTAGTTGTAGCATCCCAATAACCTTGGAATCTCGCTGCTCCTAAAAATGCTAAACTTCCTGACGCTGTTGGCATGTATATACTCCTTCATTAACCAGCAGAAACGTTAATGCCTGAGCCACTGATGTAATTATCAGGCATTCTCTCTGCTAAAATATTTGTTAGTTCAGCATATATCTGAAACGACCCGCTGGCGACGGCGCCGCCGAAACCATTGACTGATATATTAACATGATCAGTGCGCGCCCCAAGAGTGACGCTTTCGCCATATAATACACCATCAGTTGAGCCGCTAACTAATTGCAGCGTAAACCCATGCTTATTTAAATATTGCATCGGAGCATTAGTGCCATTTGTTAAATATACATTCTCGCCAACTCTTAATGTTCCATCTGATTCGCGAGATTCTCCGAAAGAAACAACAATTGGATCACTGGCTACAGTAGCTCCACCGAGGAGACTGTGTGGAACAACCTGCACTGTTACAGATTTTGCAACGCGAGGAAATTCGATTCTCTGTACTGATCCTTTGTTCGCTTCTGCGCCCAAAGTTGATGCAGTTAAAAAAGGTGTTCCAGCAGATTGGTAAGAGCCAACATGACTTAATCCTACACCATGTGAGCCACCAAATATTGGCTGTCCTGTTTTTGCGTCTACTGCCATTTTTATTCTCCTACTTTATATCTAGTTTTTTGTTTCTTTCTTGCTGTGCTTTTTGGGCATTTCTTTTCTTTTTGATTCTTTCTTTTCTTCTTTTAGACGAAGGTTTCTCAAAAAATCTTCTATCTAAATAGTCGTCTAACACCCTTTCTTTTTTAACCTTTTTCATAAATTTCTTTATTAGGCGGGTTATGTCGCCTTTTGTCTCTCTAATATGTACTTTAACATTAACTGCTCTTTGCTTGGACATTGTATTTCCTATTTAATTAAATGTTTCCATTTGCCATTTGCAATTTGTTGAATTGCAGTAATATCTACACCAGCATCTGTAGGACTGGTACCAGCTAAGGGGCCTTGCCCTGAAGACTCAGCTAACGGTGTGGTGCCTGTGAAAACTCCTCCCAGCTTGGAAGATTCATTTAGCTTTTTAATTTTTTCTTGCCTTTGTTGCTCCAAACGCTCAGCTTTTGCTTCTAAGTCTTCAGTATTTTTTGTGACTGTAACGCCTTCTGTTACAACTCTTTGATTCTGCAAGCCTATGGCAACCTCAGAAACAATGTTAGATAAAACACCCTCTTCTAAAAGAACTTCTTTTATAGTTTGTTTTATTATTGGCTTTATTAATTTTTTAAACTCATTTGCTTTCATATTAATCTCTTAGTATTGAATCTATTAAATTATCAATTTTGGAATCCTTAGACTCATTTAAATAAACATTTATTTGAGGATCCATATTGATAGGAGTTTTTGCTCTTGCTGGTGACACGTAGGCACCCGGAGTAGAAGGTTCAGAAACCATATCAAAGCAAATTAGCTGAAAATCATCTTCAACAATTGTTTTATCTTTTTCTTGCTTAACGGAGCCCAGCCCTCTAGAAGAAATACCTAACTTGACATTAGCTTTTACTAAATCTTTTAAAATTTTTCCTGAAGGTGTATCAAGCACTTCAATTTTTCCCATAACGTCGTCGCCCTGCCACCACAATTTAGTTATTAAATGAGAGCAGTTCTTTAAGTTAACAACAGAATCGTCTGGATGGTCTAACTCGCCTAAAGACCTACGCTCCTCTATCGCTCTTTGATAGTTTTTAACTTCCCTCTCTAAAGTCTCGCGACGGTAAACTCGACCATTACCATTTTTTGTGCCAGCTTTCTGTACAATACCAACAAGATAGACTGCTCCATCCATAACGTTTCTTTTTTCAGATTCGTTTAGAGCATGGACAGGGCACCTACCCTCAGGGCATAACTCAAAATATTCTTGTAAGAGCTGCTTCGACATTATTTTTTAACCACCCCATATCCATTATATTTGTTTGCAACTTTTTTTGGGTTTTTTACACCCCAAACATATGAAGCAGGAGATGGTTTTGTGCTTTCTTTCTTCATTTTTTTCCTCAAGCAGGGCTTACCCCTGCACGAATTCGCTACCGTTACAGCAACGCCTTACTTCTGCAATATTGCGCCGTTTCATTATTAATCACCCCCTTGTGTATTTCTAAATTTTAAGCCGAAATCGTCTAATATTGAACTTAAGAAATAACTTGTCCCGGCAGACAAACATCCCAAAAGCAAAGCGTTTATTATATTGTAATCATAGGTAAATAGTTCTGTAAAACAATTGATACTCCACAAAAAAACGCCTGCCCAGAAGCCTGTACATAGAGGACAGTGAAAAAGCTCACCTAGTTTGCCTTCTTTCGGCCTTATTGAGTTAAATATAGATCCGTAAACTAAAATGTACGTTAATCCATATGCACATAAAATAAAATATATTAATCCCATCAATCACCTATATTCTATATATGCTATTAATGCCATAGCTAGCAAACCTAGGTGGTAGAGAGCCTTTAACATCGGAATGGTACTTCTCTGGATCAAATTCAGTATGCTCATCCGGCTCTGGCTCAAGTAGCTGCTTTTCCATCTCTTTTTCAAAGTCTTTTAAATCGTCGTAGAAAGGCTGCTCTTGGTCACAAAAGTCTGAAATAGCAAAAAGAACAAATTGAATGGGATCACCACTATCAGCTTTGGGTATTGCTCCTTCCATGGACATAAATGTATTGCCGGCTTGAATAGAATTAATATCAATAACACCTTTTTGTGTTAAATGCTTAAATAATCTCTTTTGAGCATCATAAACTTCATCATCCATTTGCTCTTTCGGCATACATACAACTTTATTTTTGCCAGATATAATAAAAATATCAATATCAGGATGATCGCGAACAATAATATTGCCATCTATTGTCTTTCTAGCATTGAGAAGTATCTTTTCAATGACGCGATTATCAATTGTTATTTTTAATTTAAGAGCCATAAATTATATTTCCTCAATTAAAGACTGTATTCTAAGTACTTCAGTCATTAGATCTGTATCTAATTTTCTTTTGTTATAGTCGTCAACTTTTTCATAAATTAATTGCAACTTGCTAGATAAGTTCTTGTCGCTATTATTAATTTTTTCTTGTATTGTCTGCTTAAGCCTGCTGACTTCTTCATAGAAATATAATTTAAAATCCGTATCGTCATCTGAAGAAGTAATATAGTGAGATAATAACTTTTTCTGTTGTTCATTCAATTTATCACCATATTGATCATTAAATTTCTCTACAAAGGTCTTTAAAGCTAGGTTGTTAACATTTGGAAATGGCTTCTTTTCTTGCTCAATTTTACTAAGCATATTAACTAACTTTTTTTCAATAATCACTTGTTTTTTAGGATTTAAGGTTTTGTTTAAAGCTTGATTGATCGTAGCTAGTTTTTTATAATTTGGTACAAAGTTTGTCCAGACATTTGGTGATAGACTTTTATTGATCGTGTTGATTAATTTTGTTTGTGTCTCAAATATTTGTTCTCTGTCTAGTGAATTAAATTGAAGCTTTGCCTCTCCAATCATCCTAGTAATTAATTCTTTATCTAAATCATCTGTTTTTTCAAAAGCTTTATAAATCTCTAAATCTTGTTTAAGGATTTTAGCTTTAGAAAAATATTCTTTTAAAATAGATAATATATTATTTTTCTTCTGCTCTTCTTCATTTATAGAAGCTTTTGAGTACTCCATTAAAAGAGTTTCATATATAAAAGCTGTATTTCTTTTTTTATTATGACTAAACTTCATTTTTTGATGTCTCCAGGGACTGTATTAGTTTTTTAATCTCATTATTTTCGTTTAGAAGTTTTTTCTCTTCCTCATCGTAGTAATTAGGTTTTAAATTTTCAGAAAAACTATAAGAAAACTTTGTTAAGCCATCAAGCTCTCTTTTGCCCGCATGCGAATCTTTCTTAGATAGGCCTGCAAGCCCATGAATTGCTAATCTTCTGCCATTTCTATCATCCCTATTTTTATGATAGTACCTTTTGCCTTTGTTTTCCGAGTAAGATCGGCCATATTCATCAACGTCTCTTTTGGCTGGAGGTGCGGCGCCGGGGGCGGCTAATAGAGGGCCGGCTTCTTCTGGAGTGGCTGGTGTATCTCCGCCTGGAGTGGTCGGGGCATCTTCTCCACCAGGAGCATCTAGATCAGGCGTATCAGGTGGTACACCTAAATCGCCTCCTAAATCTCCAGCAGGATCCCCGCCTAAATCACCCAAGCCGCCGGCTGCGCCTGCTTCGCCAGCCATCGCTTCTCCGACTTGCTCTAGTGCAAAGTCATGTTTTCTGTCATAGAACATCTCGACTTGCATTCTATCAAATTCTTCTTCACTGATATCTAGAATATTTTTCGCGACCCATCGACGGCTGAAGTAACCTTGAGATGCACCATCAGCTGCCTCAAAACGTGCTTTCCAATGCTCTAATTCTTGTATTTCAGCCAATTTTGATGGATTATTGAGAGATAACTTAAATGAAAGTAAATCATTACCGCGGTAACCCATTGTAAATAAATGAATAACAGCCATTTTTTCAAGCTCTGACGTCAGAGACCTTTGTAGCCTTTGAATAGTTCTAGCAAAACGAATGTCTTTTTGTGCCAAAGTTGCCTTATCTTCATCAGCTCCATCGCCACGTGACAAATAAGACATTGGTATTTTAAGTGCACTAAATAATTTATCTCTTAAGTATTTTACGTCTTCGATATCGCCAGTATATTTGCCGCCGCCAACAGTTGTAATTTCTGTACCTGACTGAGTGCCACGAACTGGTATGTAGTAGTCTTCTTCAATACTCAAAGGATTATATCTCAAATCAACGCGGCCTGTATTAACATCTACAATTTGATTTCTTTTCATCTGAGTCATGACTTTTTGCATGTATTGTTCAACATCTTCGGGAGGGATATTACCAACATCAATCTTAAAAACACGACGTTCGGGTGAACGAACAATTCTATATGCCATTACAGCGTCTTCAAGGAGCGTAAGCTGGCGCCAAATTCTTCTAGCAGGCTCAAGAATTGAAGTACCATATGGTGCAAACTTATCATTACCTAAAACTCTAAAATGTCCAACCTGCCAGTTTTCTAGAGTTATTCCGGCTGAATTCCATTGATACTGTATGTAATTTGGATTATTCTCGTCTTCGCCTTCTAGTCTCTCAAGCTCATTTGCTGGTAATCCAATTGCATTCTTAACACCTTCATCCTGCTCAATATCCAAATAGACAAAGTAATCACCATACTTGCACATTGATCGAGCCCAGCCGTATAGATTGAACTGAATATTTAAAATATTATAAAAAAGTGTCTCTAAGACAGCTTTTATTTCTTGATTGCTGCACGAGATGTTTAATATATCTCGGTATACAGACGAGGTTGTCATCTCATCAGCGTATATGTCTAGCGCTGAGGCAATCTCAGGTGTATACTCCATTTGATCAAAGTCAACATAGCGATCCATTCGATTTTGGTTGGCATAATAATCAGTTTGTAGGGCGCCATATACCTCGCTATACTGAGATTTTTTAAACTCTTGACCTGAGGCAGATCTAAAGCGAGTTTTATACTTATCTAGATAGCGTCTTTTAAGCTGGCGCGTATCCTGGCGCCTGTATTTTACCAAAGGACCTGAAAGTAGCTTTGTTAATTGCTTAAAAAGCGGACTATTAGGATTTCTGTCATTTTTTTTATTTATAGTTCTCGCCATTTTTTACCCCTTAAGCAACCACAAAAAGTCTTTATGTTGTTGTAAATCTTTTTCAAATTTTTGGTCGCGCTGCAGCTTCTCATATGCTATCATACCTGGTATAGAAGTGTTCAATGATTTATTCGATGTAGCCATTGAAGATAAAAACGCCTTCTGGTAATCTGCAGATCTTTGATTAGAGGCATATACCGTATCTCTAATCCAACAGCAAATAGCACAAGCCATAATTAAATCATCATTGTGTTTTTTCATAGCTTGCGGTTTCCCATTATGCCAAACAAATGTCTTCATTTCGTTGAATAAACGCTTAGACTTTATGTTAATTAGTTTATTTCTGACAAACTCTTCAAATTTAGCTACTATCAATGGTCTAGTTTTCATTGTAGTTGAAAAACCTGGAACTACGCCAGATGATTCAGCTAAATAAGATTCAACTTGCTCATGTGTAGACTTTTTTGAGTAGTATATGTTGGGATATCCTGCTTCTTGTAGTTTACTTAAGACAGCCCAGCCAACAGAATTGTTTTCTACCACTATTAATGATTTACCATACTCTACGCCAGTCTGAAATAGTATATTTGCAAACAAATCTGGAGCTGCCTTGCCTTGATACTCTGCTACAATCTCACTAGTTTCAATTTTGAATATTAAGAAAGTCGAGTAGTCTTCGCCGTCGCCTCGGGCAACGTCTGCAGTTATAAAATATGTACTGTCGGGCTTATATTCTTCCCAGATCCATAAATTTCTATCAAACCCTGTTTTGTACTTAGGATCACATAAATTAGCTTGTATCAACTCCATATCTTCTGGATGAAAAACAGTCTCTCCAGACATATTAAAGTTGCACTCTAGCTCTTGAGCGATTTGCCTTCTTGACATATTTTTAGTTTCTTTCTCAAACCACTCTTGGTCTCTATCAGGATGTACATCCCATGGTAGAGTTGTCATGTGAAAATCATTATTGCTAATTTCTGCGTCCATGCAGGTCTGATGAAACCAATTACCAACACCATTTGGTGTGGAAAGAGCAATACAGCGACCACCAGTAGAAAGTGTAGGGTATAGGCCGGTCCATAGCTCCTCTAACCCATCAACGTGAGCAGCCTCGTCTATAACCAGCAACGACAATGCTTCAGAACGACCAGCATCTGATGATGTAGACGAAGCTTTAATTTGTGAGCCATTTGAAAGCTCAAAAGAAGTCCTATTGTCAATTGAAATGTTGGCTATCTTCATCCATTTTGGTAAATGCTTGTGTATCGCTTTAACTTTCTTAACTAAATTTGCAGCTGTACCAAACTTAGTTGCGATAACTAATACGTTTTTATCACGATGAAAAAGCATCATCCAGGCAACATATGCCGCAGTAATTGTTGATATACCTAGCTGTCTAGCTTTTAAGATAACATTAAAACGATAGTCATTAAAGTCTTGTATGAGATCAGTTTGAAAATCGTAAGTTTTAAAAGGAATTAAACCTTTCATAGGGTGTGATATCCTAGCGTAATTGTTAATAAAATAAACCGGATCCTTACCCGACTTAACAATCTCTTTTAGAATATCTTCCTTTGTCAAGGAAAAAGACATATTTAACTATTAGCTCTGCGCTTATCATTAGGGGCTTTTTTGCCTAGGTCACCTTGCTCTAAAAAGCTCTTAAAGTTTTTTTCAAGCTCGGGTGGGCCTTCTTCAAGAACATTTGCAACATCACCCATACCACCAATATTATATACACATCTTGCAGTGGCAAAATATCTTACACGGCTAGTTGATTCAACACGAACATCAAGCTCGCCTTCTTTAGTTAAAGTGACTCCGCTACCAGTATTCTTCTTGTAGCGTTTTTTAAGCTCGCTAATAATTTTCTTCATCATACCCTCAACCTCAGCCTCAAGATCTTGTGAGTAAATCTCTTTTAACTTAAGGTCCGTATGATATGATAAAATAAGCTTAGTGCCAGAAATGCCAATATTAAAGCCATCCATAACACGAGAGCCATAAATTGGGTGGCCTTGGTGTCTTTTCATACCAAAGTCCATAAGCTCACCATCTTCAGTGAGGGCCCCGTCATAACCAATATCGGCGGCTGCTTGGCTAAGGCCTCTTACAATTTCAAGTACTTTTTGTGACATTTTCTGGTCTCCATCCTTTCATCCAGCGGGCTTCTCTATCTTCAACATAACTAATATAGCATTTTTCACAACAATCAAATTTTAAAATGTATATATCATCGTTAATGTTTTTTACTGAGCTACCACATACTGGACATATATTTTTTCTCTCTTTATTAAGTAGTTTTTTTGTGATTAAAACACCGTTAACATTTTCAGGCTCAACTTGAAGTTCATATTTTCTTTGTTTATCAACAAAATCTTTAAGTTGTTGAAGATAATCTTTTTCTTTATCCTCGTCCCAATACTTTGCTGGATTTTGTATGGCATCATCACCATACTTTTTCTTAATTGCTTTTTCTAGCGCTGCTATGTAGTTCAGATCTTTCTCGCTCATTTTGCAATTTCCACACTGGCGTAAAATACCGCCACAGATAATAATATTCCAATTGTTACTCCTCCTAACACCCACCACTCTGTGTAACTGGGTTTCATTTCCTCTTTTAACATTAGATTTAAATCGCTTATCTGCTGTTCTTTAATCTTAATTGTCTCTTCATGAATCTTTTTCAATGAATCATGATCAATTTTTAAAAGATCATAGGCCATTCTTTTGTCAGCTAAATCTTTTTGGAACTCTTTTCTTAATTCTAACTCAATCTCCATGCGAAGATATTTCTGATCTACAATCATCTTTGATGCTGCGACAGAATCAAGTAAAACACCAGCAAATGGTGCTTTTTCATTGATGGCAAGAGAAGTTACTCTACCATCTAGCCCCTCGGCATTAGCTTGCAAGGGAAATAGAAAAATGGCTACCGCCACCAACAAAGATACTATTTTTTTTAGCATAGGATCACCCTTTTTTTAAGAATTCAGAACTTAAAATTTTTGCAATATCTTCTGCTAATTTTTCAGGCCTATCTTTGTTTTTCTCAATTGTTTCTGCAAGCTCTTTTTGCTTTTTAATTTCAAGTTCTTCAATTTTGATGTCATGCTCTTCTTCAATTTTTCTGATTTCTTCAATGTGCTCTTCAACAGCTTGCTCTTTTTTAACGTCTTTCTGTTCATTGACTTCCTTTATAACTTTTATTTCTTTTTCGTAATTCTCTTTAGACTTCATCAAAAGACCAAAAAGCTTGTCTTTCAAACCTTTACTGGACACCATTGAAAATATCAACAATATTATTATAACAGGCCAATACCAATAATGTTTAATCCAAGTCCAAACTTTTTTCCAAAAAAGCGCTGTGAACATTAGCAAGTCCCAGAACAATTAGCACATACACAACAACCGCAACAACAGCAACAATGCTTGCTATTAAATAAATTTGCTAATTTATGTAGTAATGATTTCATTTGTTTCCTCCTCATTCAGATAATCATATTCGCATCTTTTTGTTTTTTCATTAAAATGTACACGTTCATTTCTAGATCTAGAGCGACAGTGTTCTCTCTGCTTCTCAATCGAAAGCGGCTCTGATGTGCGCGTCAAGGCCACTCGGCCCGCGTCTCGCTTATCATTCTTATTTTTCACATAATACACATCCCTGCCATTTATTGTACGGCCAGGAATTCTAACTTCGTCTCTCTCTAAATCTGCTGCCATTTTACGAAGCTCTTCGGGGTCTAATGAGCCGTCGCCATCAGTATCAGCCTCATTTAAATATTTGCGCCAACTTTCTAATATTAATTTCATTTTCCATGTTTCCATTGTGTTGCAAGGTCGACAAGTGCCTGTGATCCAATGTAAGCTAAGGTGACTGCAACCCAGTCCTCGCTTGTCAAAGCGTTCATATAAACGAGATACGTGGCTGTACCCCACGCTAAAAACTTTCTTGAAATAAATCGCTCAACATGTTTGTCAAGCCATGCTCTTACCTGTGCCATAATATAGACCTCCTAATACACTAAATAGTCTATTCATTGACATATGCCTTACCTTCTAACTTTTCAATAATTATTTGACTATCAACAATATCTTTTAATGAATCCAAGTGTGATATTAAAAGCACAGTTTTAAATTGCGTCTTAATCATATCAAGAATTCTAATAAAGCCTTCCATATTATCTGCATCTAATGCAGTGCCTGGCTCATCAAGAATAAATACATCACCTTTTGGAAGGGTGGAGACATTCAAAAGAGCTAAACGAATGGCCATGGCAGCAATAGTCTTCTCTGCTCCGGAGCCCATCTCAATAGGGCGCGCATCATGACTCGGATGCTTAATTAAGATGTCAAGTTTTTTATCATCGTTCTCAAAAAAGACTTCAAACTCAACAATATTAGTTAAAATTTTAGAGATCTCGTCATTGATAAGGGGAAGACGCTTCTTAATAATATCGTATGAAATACCATTTGCATGCATACAGCGCATAAATAAATCAGCAGTTGTATACTCTTGCTGCATATCTTCATAGTTATCTCTTTGCGCAATCAATTCAGTATTTTTTTGTTCAAAGCGACCAACTGAAGTATACAAATCAATTAATTCAGCTTTTTGTGTTTGTATCTCACTCTCTAAATTGTCTATGTTCTCTGATAATTCAGCTTTTTGCTCTTCAAGTTGCTCTAAATTCTCAATGACTTCTTTATTATCTTCATACAGCTTCTCTTTTTCCTCTAGATTCTCTAGAAGAGAGTTAGCCTTGAGCAGTTTCATCTTATCTTTCTCAATGTCAATCTTTAAACTTGATACTTCATTCCTAATTGCAACACCTCTTTCTTGTAGAAGCAAATATTTGTTGGAATATTCATCTAATTTATTAACATTCATTTCATCTAGTTTCTTTGCAATTGTGATTTTGTTCAAACTAAGCTGATTTAACCCAATTTTAACTCTATTTGTATCATCAATCGCATATCTAGCATCAGAAACAAAGTGACATTTTTCTTGAAGTTTATGACTGCACGGAGCAGACTTTAATAATTCAATTTTCTTCTCAATTATTTGCTTTTTAGACTCATGCTCTGTAATTTTGTCTTCAATTTCCTGCAGCCTCTGTACAAATTCACTTGCAATTTGTTTTTTACTATTAATGTCTTCAATGTCGAAGCCATCAACAAAGTTCTCAATTTTCTGTAAAAGTTCTCTTTCACCAATCATCCTCTCTTTTTTCTTTTCAAGATTGATTTCTATTTTTGCAGCTTCACTCTTAACAGTTTTAAGTCTGCCTAACACTTGCTTAATATCAATCATCTCCTCTGGAATAGATCTAATTTGATCATGTATAATATTCAAAGAATCTTTGTGGCCTTGCAGAGCCATAACGCTCTCTTCATTTAATCTTTGTCTATTTAAAAGCTTTGTTTGAACTCTAGCTAATTCGGCGTTGGATTCTTTTATTTCTTCTTCAAAATTACGATCAGACATCTTTCTAATCGCACCTTTAAGATCACCAGACTCGTCTTTTGCTAATTTAAACTTTCTCTCGAAAATCTCTAAGTCAAGAAATTTTGCTAATATTTCTTTTCTTCTTGTTGAGCCTTCATTAATGTAAGACAAAGACTCTAACTGGCTAGCCATTGATGTTGTAAGAAAATCTTCAATAGTGCCAAAGATCTTGCGAATGTTTTTATCAGTCTGCATCCTGGTAATACCATTAAGGCTGGTACTAACACTGGTTGCATTATCATATACATTAAACTCTACATCGGTCTTTGCTTCATCTGTTTCTTTACCTTTTAGCTTTTTAACGTATTTAGTGCTTTTTCTTTCAATGCTGTAGGTCTTAGTGCCAATATCAATCTCAACATACCCACGGCACCAATCTTCATTTTGATTAATAAGATTAAAGTTTTTTCTGTTATTTTTAGATGTTGTATTGTATACTGTATATAAAATACTATCAATAATACTAGATTTACCAGAAAAGTTTTTTCCTAGAATACCAACAATCCCCTCCATTTTAGAAAAGTCAATGCAATTTGACTCTCCATAATTAAAAAGATTGTCCCATTCAACTTTCTTAAGCTTCCAGTTAATATTACGCCTTACGTCTTCTTCGTCCTCAACGATAGCATTAAATTTTCTATTCATGTCGAATACTTGCTTAAGTGCATCATCACTGGGTTGGTAGTCTTTTAGATACTCATCAATAAATTCTTCCTGCACAGCAATGTCGCGGAGGTCCTCTTGAATTAATCCATTTGTTAGCTCCTCAACAGACCCTCTATCGCCGGCAGATTTATTTAAATAAGTGATTGCTTCAGGCTTAAATCGCACCTTAGCTACATCAACCGCGCGTCGGACAACGTCTAAAGGCAAATTATTCTCAGAAATAAGCCGTAATCTTGCATTTTTTTGCACTTCAAGCTTATTAGGCAGCCTTCCCTTAGGTGTCAGCCTAATAGTAATAAAAGGTTTAGGATTACGTAGAATTATATGCCTACATTCAAACGTATCTTTATCTTGGATATCCCAAATTAGAAAACCCTTGTCGTTCGTTTCCCCGTGGTTTTGCTGTACTGTCGAACCCGGATAGCGTATTTTTCCCGCTTTGTCGAGGGATTGATTGGTTTTGTGTATATCTCCAAGAAAACCATAATCAAAATTATTAAAAATATCAATGTCATCTTCGCCATGCTCCATTGTCCAGCCAGTATCAGTTTTTATGCCGCTAATCGCGCCATGATACAAAGCAATATTAATTCGCTCGTTGCAGGTGGGATTCTGCCAGTTATCTCGATCAAAAACTGAAAGGACGTTAATAGTAAATTCATCATCTAATTTAGTTTCTCCTGAGTTTTTAAGTAAATATAAGTTTGGATGGCTTAATGCGTCAGCAATAGGTGTTAATGCATCTTGACGACTAGAATTCTTAAGATTTCCGTCATGATTACCCAAAATTACATATGTAGGAGCAATATCAGCCAAGTTTGACAAGAAGCTTGAGCACATCTCAACAAACTCAGGAGAAATCTGAGTCTTTGTGTGCGCAATATCACCACAATGGATAATATAATCAGGCTTCTCCTCTCTTAAATTTTTATAAAGCTCTTGGAAAACTGCTCTATATTCTTTGTGATACTTCAAATTTCTAATATGTGTATCAGCTATGTGTGCAAATTTCATATATATACCTGTTGTTTAAATATAACAACTGCTATCGTTATTATAAATTTATAATTTTATTAATTAGTAGAGAATCCAAATCAGCTTTTTCAGAGTTTGATTTTAACTGCAGAAAAGCCTCATGTGACATCTCACCAACATCATCGTACTTTGTACTTGCAAGGTTAATTAAGTTTACTTCAATATCGTATTTAAGAAGCAACTGAATTATTTTATTTGTTTTAACATGTGCATCAGAATCTAGTGCAAGATAAACAGTTGTGTCATTTTTAACAATTTCAGACAAAAGTAGAGATTTCTCTGAAAAAGTTGACCCAAGTAAAGGCACTGAGTTGGCACCGGCCTTGATTGCATCAAATACGCCCTCAACAATTGTAATTGGGTGTAGAAAATCTAAATACAAATGATTAAATATCATATTATTTTTTGATGGCGGGTTCTTATAGCGCTTCCAGTCTCTGTCGTAACTTCTACCAACAAAATAGTTTAAATTACCAGATAAATCAAAGGAAGGAAAGACAACTCGGCCTTCATATGGGCCTGTACTGCAGTATCCTATCT